TAACCCATAGGTAGGTGTAATGTATGCAACCTGCAGCCCTTTGACTGCATATGATACCCCTAATATCTGTGAAAGTTCTGACTTACCAAATCTGCGACCACACATAATAACCCTAAACCTTTTATCAGATTCAAGTATTTTCTGCTGATTAGCATGTGGGGTTGGCAGGAATATCTGCATTATAAAATGGTTTTACCATCAACAAATATAACTTCAATAGTACTATCTGTTTTCATGTCCATCTGTTCTTTAGGCTTACCAAAAACCCTTGTCAATAATGTGTCCATTGAATATAGACTACCATTCTTGTATGACTTCATCATTGCCTTTGCAATAGTCTTTTCCATAATGGTTGCATCATCATTAGCTAATACTGCCCTTAATTCCTTTTCATCCATAGACATCATTGCCTGTATTGTATCATTGATTTCAGATAGTTTGTACCCCTGTTCTTTAAGTAAGCAGATATACTTTCTTGGTCTGCCATTTGGATTAGCAGTCTGCCCTTTCTTTAATGGTCTAAGTGCACCACCATGTTTCTGTTTTATTAGTTCCCCCATTGTTTTGCCTTTGTTTTATCTGCCCTGACCCCTGTACTTTTTGGGTCTTGGTGAATGTTTATTAAATGATTTCTTAGCATGTCCTTCTTTTCTTTTGCCAAAATTTACCTTTCTGCTATCTGATTTAACCTTTGCCATTTAATGCTATATTATGTTTATGTTTTAAATATTCCATATGTGTCTTAGTATCCCCCATTACCACATGGCAGTACCTACATAGTGCCATCAGGTTTTCTATTGTGTCAACCTTCTTATTTCCCCCCATACCCCTGCAGTCAATGTGGTGTATATCAACTGCCCTTTGCCCACATACTTCACAGGGTATAAAATCTTCTAAGCCATACCCAAAATGTTTAATATAAATTTTTGTATGGTTCTTCATCTATTATGGTAAATGCTAAACAAATGAATGCTGCACCTATATTTAAACTTTTGTGAATGTTCTTGTTTTCATCAATGGTATATCCTAAGCCTATTCCTATCAATAAGAAGTCAGGCAGCACAAATAAGCTGATTCTAAAGTTATAAAATTGTATGCAGAATTCCATTATTTGCCTATTAGTTTATTATAAATAGCAAACCTTTGCTTATTTATTTGGTGAAAGTTATAATGCTTATGGCAGTAGTCATATAATTCCTGTCCAAGTCCTATCCTTAATTCTTTATCATGAACTAATTGATGCATATGTTTATACCAATCTGTTTGCTTCTTTACATACTGAACAGGCATATTAAGGTATGGGTTGACATGTGATACAATGGCAGGGTTCTTCTTGGTAGCAGTTTCTAATATCTTTAGGTTTGACTTCATGGCATTAAACTTATTGTCAACCAATGGTATAACACTAATGTCTGAATCAGTATATGCTGCCATGTACTTTGTCACTTCATTGTAGTTATAGATGGTAGGATTCAATTTAAGCCCTTTAGTAAATGAATCAATAATGCGACCCCATATTAATTTTTCACCATCATTGTAACCTGCTACAATTGTCTTAACAGGGAAATTAATTTTCTTCATTGGATTCCTAAGAATGTCAATATCCTTTTCATGTGTACCTGAACCTGACCAAAACAATCTGACTAAATCACTTTCAATCTTATTATCCATAAATTGTTCTTCACCATATGGTAATGCATTAGGTAGTATTTCCACTACCTTATTCAATGCAGATATTTCTTCAGCCAACCTTTCATGTGTACAGGTGCATAGGTCAGCAATTTGTATAAATGATTTAATCTGTGCAGGTACTTGATTAATTTGGTAGGCATATGCTAATGGGTGTGATGGGGGTAATTCCCAATAGTCATCATTGTCAACTACAATCTTAAAGCCATATTTCTTTTGCCATGCTTGTAATTCTTCAGGGGTTACACCTGTCAGCATTCTATTCATCACTAAGATGTCATACTTGTTATCTATTATTTCTTCACTCAAAGTATCTGTTATCATGCAATAATCTTTCTGCATATTAACTAAAGGCATCATAATCCTATGATAGCCAACCCCACTAAATTTACTTGTTATTGCTAATATTCGCATAAGGTATAAACAGATTCTTTTGTTGGTGATATATTGGTTGGTATCTTTCCCATACCAATTGTGCTATGTTTAAACTATTATCTTTCATTATCCTATATTCAGAATTTTCACCAACATCATGCCCTATATGTACACTTTTCATATTTGGCAGATAGTAATTAGTGTACCCTGCCAATGTAGCCCTTTCTGCATAATCCCTGTCTTGCATTCCATATGGGTCATATTCTGTATTGTACCCACCTATAGTATCTATTAAACTTCTTGTAATAAGATTGTTACCAAATGGTGTATGTGTCTTATGGATGCCATCAACTAATGGGGGTAATTCTTCTACACAATGTATGCCAATGATTCCTGTACTTGGTATATTGATTGAATGATTGACCATTGACAATAGCCAAAATTCAGGCATTAAAATATCATTTGCCATAATTACAACTGCATCATAATCTTTAGTAAGTGTTAGCCCAAAATTCACACCTGCAGCTATTCCCCTTTTTGATTGTGACCATGTAGCAAAATGCCATTTATATGCATTAGCTACATTTAAAAATTCTTTATCAGTACTACCATTATCAATTAAAAAGCAGTCAGCATTGTAACCACTATTTTTAAAGTTTTGGTTAATCACTTGAATAGAATAGTCACTTCTATTTAGGGTCAATAAGATTACGGCTATATTCATTGCTACCTAATTTTCTTGCAGGTACACCTGCATATTTTGTAAATGGTTCTGATTCACCTTTAAAGAATGCACTTGCACCTATCATACAACCTTCATGCACATGTGCATATTGATGTAGTACTGCATTCAATCCTATGTTTGAATATGGTTCAATGATACAATGACCACCAATCTTAGCACCACAACTGATAGTAACATTATCAAAAATTGTACAATCATGCCCTATATGTGCATGTTTCATAATAAAGCAATTATCTTGGATATAAGTAATATCTTCTGTACCTGCATCAATTGTAACTAAACCTGTAATGATATTGTTATTACCTATAATTACTTTGCCTGTTTCTTTACCCCAATACTTTTTATGTTCAGCAGGTGCACCTATAATGCAATAAGCACCAATATAATTGTTATCACCTAATGTTACACCATCATAAATGATAGCAGTTGGATGTATATAGTTAGCCATTCTTTTTTGGTTTACGACCTCTTTTTTTAGGTTCTTCTGTTATAAAAGTTATTACTGAATCTTCTTCAAAATTATCATTAGTTAATTCAATTAGAATTTCTTTCTTTTCTACAGGTAAGTTTTCTATTGGTAAACTTTCATAGTACTTATACAACCTTGTAATCATTTCCATCTTGCAACCACCACACCAATGGGTAAGTACAAAATTAGCATCTAAGTGTTTTCTGTATATATGCTCATACATTTTAAGCAATGGCAAATCTAAGTTTCTGACATAGCCATTCTGTGCAGTATGCCAATTGTTGATGTTTTCAACTAAAAAATCTTTGTGTTCTTGTATCATATTAAAATAATTTTTCCATTAAGTTTTCCACCAATGGTGTTAGTAATCCACTAATAAATAGTGCAGAAGCTAAATTTAACACTAATTCAGGTGTGAAACACAATACTGCTGCAATCCATGCAGCCAAACAACTTGTACAATTGAAAGGCTTGAAATTGATTCCCCATTTAATGTGTAGCTTGTGGATAGTATTAAAAAATAGTGATGCACATATTGCAGTTAAAATTATTTGAATCATGTTCTAATGTTTTTCTTTAGTTCTGTTTTAGTTTGTTTTAAAGTTCTTATAATAGACATGTATGGTATTCCTGTTTGTCTGCTTAATTCTTTTGCATTCTTGTTAAAGTCTAATGCATATAGTCTTAATATTTCTTTTTGATACCAATGTAGTTTTTCAATGCTTGATTCCATTTTGTCTATAATGTTTGCCTGTACTACTTCTACCTGTTCTTTACCATCATATTCAGTATAGTTTCTATATTGTTTCCAAAATGTACTTCTGTCTGATTTAATCATGTTAAGCATAACCCTAACTAAAAAAAATCTTATTTCATTTCTGTTATACATTCCTATCAACTTGTCATCATCCATTTCACAAAGAACTAAAAAAACTTCTGCCTTCAAATCATATTGCAGTTCTACAGGATGCATCTTGGAAAATGCTTCATTAACTTCTTTGTTATCCCATAGCTTAGCTATAATTTCAGTTTTGACCATTCTATAAGAATAGGCTTGTTATCCTTTTCAGTACAAATATACACAATCCCCCCACATTTATGTATATCATTAAATCTTTCTTTTTGGTCAATGCTTAATCTGTCACCAAGTTTTTTAATTTCAACTGCCAAATATTTACCATCTGTAGTGTAACCCTGTAGGTCTGCCCATCCTTTTTGAATAGTGCCTTTTCTTTTACCATAAGGTATATTGTTAACCCTGTTAAGTCTATAACCCATGTATTCAAAGTTGGTTTTAGCCCACTTAGTTAATTCATTTGCTGATATATCCATTGAATTTATTTAATGCATCATAGAATTCTTTAGGGAATATTAATTTATCTTTATCAATTTCAACATCAGTAAAGTTTAAATAAATATCAACAAAGTTACTACTATAGCAGTATTTAACAATGCCATAGTTAGTATATTTAATCTGATAAATTTTCATAGTATCTTACTATTGTTAACTTCTTACATTGTGTTTCTATATAATCTTCATTCTTAATCTGCTTATTGAATTCTTTAGCTTCTAATACTGATAGTTTATTAAGCCTGTAAAGATTATCTGCCCTAACTATTTTTAATGTTTCAGCAATTGTTTCAGCATTAATTTTAATGTCACCCCTTTTGTAAAGTATATCAAATACCCTGTCTGCATTAAACAATCTATTAAAATCATCCTTTTTACTTTCAAGCCATTCCTTTTTGCTGAAGTCAACAATTTGGTCATCAGTTAATTTAGGTACAGGCAGTTCTTCAACCTGCTTATATTGCAGCATCTTTCTAATATCATTAGCTTTACCCTTGTATGCATTCATTACCTGACTAATAAACTTAGGGCTAAACTTTTCATAATGGTCAACATGGCAATCTAATTTACCTTGTGTAGCCATCTTAAATGCTATCCTAAATTCCTGTAAAGTAAATTTTGGATATGATGTCCTTATGTAATCTTCAATAATAGCAAATTCATTTTCATCAGGATATTTAGTTAATCCTATTAAAGTAAAGATATAAGCCAATGTTTGCTTTAAAGTTACAGGTGATACTAAGTTTAACTTATCACCTTTAAATGCTTCTAATATTTCATTATCAGCTATTAACCCAATCTGCAAGGTCTGACATTCTTTTTGTACTTGCTGCAGTTGGTGTAGATGTTTTTGTATTTCCATATTTAAGTTTGTTTTTAATCCAAGTATTAACCCTTCTTTTCACATCAAAAAACTTTTCTGCTTCATATCGTAATTTACCACTTTTAGATGGTTCACACCAATATTCAATAAATTCATCATATGATTCAGTTAGTAGGCTTTTATATTCAGATACTAAATTTTCAAAGTTTTCCTTTCTATTTATAGTATTAGTTATAGTTATAGTTTCAGTTTCAGTTTCCATATGCTTAGGCATATGCTTAGCATGTGCTTCGCTTATGCTATCATTTTTAGTTGTTTTAGCATTATTTCTTCTACTTTCTGTAAACTTTTGCCTTCTAATAGTTTCATTGTACATCTTTTCATTTAAGTAAAAACCATCTTCTACTTTAAATTTTTCATAAATGTCAACATCATATGCTTTGCATATGCTTAGCATATCCTTTGCACTTAGCTTACCTTTCTGATGTTGTAAGCATAACAATCTAATATACTTACCTACCTGTTCATCTGTTAAAGTAAATGTGCCACTTAAAAAATCTGATGTATAAAATAATACTGCAGGGTCTTTTGCCATAAAATAAAAAATGGGTCGCAGAATCCCTGCAGGTCGTATCTGCAGTTCATCCTTGACCCAATATTGTCTGTGTAAGCTATATACGACATAGCATTAATATTAATCTTTAGACCTCAAATGTACTAAATATTCTTCTATTTCAGCAATAATATAATAAACTTTATCCCTAAACCATTCTTCTGTATCCATAATATCCTGACATTTTCTGACATGATATATAGCACTTGTATGGTCTGTAAGTCCTACATTAAATGCTATTTCCTGTAATGACAAATGGGTGTATTTTCTTAAAATATATGCTGCTGCTTGTCTTGCATAAATAGTAGTTTTCTTTCTATTCTTAGCCCTTAAATCAGCATCAAAGAAATCATTAACTAATTCTACTATTTTTTCAGGTGTTGCAATTTTTGGATATTGAACATTAAAAAAGTCATCATCAATTAAATTTTCTTTTTTCATTATATTGTGTAGGTCTGAAAACCCTTTTCTTATAGAAGAATATGTATTTATTAATTCTTGTTTAGTAGTTGAAATCATAATTAAAATGGTAAATCTTCTGCAGATTCTTGGTTATTGGTTTGTACTTCTTTTGGTGGCATCACATATGTATCTTCAAATATTTGATAATCAGGATGCCTTGATTCTTTTTTATATGTATTAACCCACATTGAATATCTTTTGCCTTCAATAGAAAAGTTAATTACTTCACCTTTAGATGTTTCTTTTTTCCAAGCACCATATTTCTTTTTTTCTTCTGACATGATTAAAGTTTTATTAATTTATAATTAGCTACATACTTAGGTTTTTTCTTTGTACCTACATTGATACTATTAGTTTCAATTCTATAACCTTCACTTCTAAGGTTAAATACAATAGCTGCTAATCTAAGTGTACCATACTTTCTTAATGCCACTAATGGTGTTAGGGTTTCTTTTTTAAGGTGATTAAGCACCTGTAGTTTTTGACTCATTTTTTTGTTTTAATTTTGAAAAATTGTATTGATTATTAATACATGACTTGCTAAGTATTTCAGTCCTATCTTCATAGAAACTTGAAACATTGAATTGCCTAACCCATTCATTAAAGGTTAGTTTTTCTTCAGGAATTGAAATCCTGCTAATTTTTATACCCCACATGTTTTCCATATTATAATTGTATTTTAGCTTTTTCCCATGAAAGGATACTTCTGATAGCATCAATCTGATGTACTGAAGATGCATTGATTCTGTCAAATGCATTCCTAAGCCTTGTCCAATCCCTTGCTTTGCTTTTAACCCACATATTAATAGTGCTTGTAGCTAACTTACCATCCATGATTTCTTCAATCTTATTACCTATTTCTAAATCAATTACACAATCTATTTTGTATTCAGCAGCAGTTCTATATTCACCTGATTGTGTCATGGCAATACTTAGGTTATCTAATCTTGAAATTAATGAATCATGAAAGTCAGCAGTATCATTTTTAGGTAATGGCTTTGCTAAGTAATCCAACATTTTTTCAGCCTTGTCAGTAAGAAATTCAAAAGTATATTCCCTCATTATTTAAGTGTTTTTTTAATGTCTGATTGATTATAGTTTAAGCCCATTGCTATTCTATTCCTATCTTCAATTTGATTAGCTAACAGATTAGCTTCAGCCTTCTTAAATTGTGCAGGTGTATTCATTGCTTCAATCTTCATAGCTAACTTATCTTTAGTATCATCATCATAGGCAGTTTTTTCAAGTAATGTTATAAGATACAATTTCTTATCTTCATTAAGATTAATAGGTAATGGTGCAGGGTTATTTCTGCCCTGTGCTTTTTCACCATCATCATCTTCATCCTGAATGATTAAATTCATTAGCCCACTTAGTGAATATCTTTTTGCATAAGATACTGCAGAACCATAATCCTGTGCTGCCTGTTTGTTTACAATAACAGGGAATACTGAAGCTATGTTTTCACCTGATTCACTATGCCATATTCTTGTTTCAACAAACAATTGACTATCAGTCCATATGTTTGCTTGTGTTATAACTAAACCATTTTTACATAATGGTTGCTTAATAGTCTGCTGAATAGTTGCTAAGTCAGCAAACTTAGATTTAAAAAAGGGATTGTTTGCACCCTTAATAATTGGTAGCACTTCATTGTTAAATTTAACAAGTGCTTGTAGTAGGTTTTTCATGTTGTAGTTTTTATAAAGATATTAAATTTCAATCATTTTGTTATATTCCATTTCAGCCTGATGCTGCATCCATTGCCCAAATGTAAATGCATCATCTTCATAGTCATACCCTGCAAATGGTGTTGCTTTCTTCTTGGTAATAGCTAACCAATCATGCAGGTCATAAGGTGTGCCTTGAAATAAAATCTGTCCTGTAGTCTGTAATTGCCAATACTCATAAGTTTCTAATGGGTCAATAATATGCTTACCATACATTTGACATAATTGTTCATAGGAATAAATTTCTGTTCTCATAGTTGTATTATTAAGATGAATAAAATATGCGTTGAATAGTCGCATCCCTATTTGTTTTTATTTATTTACATCTCTAATGTAAATTGTCATTTGGTCAAAATCCCCTTCTTCTTCTGACCATTTAAAATCAATGTGATTTAATCTTTTACCATAGTCTTTAATAATCTTTTTTACAACTTTGTCTAAACTTCTTAAATCTTTAAAATGGTCAAAGTCATCTAAATCCCATTCATTAATTTCATTGTTTGTGTAAATCATTAGTTCAAATGTTGTAAAATAATCAGGGTGGTCATAAGGCAATTGTTTTGGTAATTGCTTCATGATACTTTTAATCTGTGTTTTGATAAATGGATTTATCATAATTGTTTGTGCAGTTTATGGTGTGCCTCACCTGTTTGTTTGTTAATATATCAAAGAACTATACAACAAATATACAGGATACACACAACATATCCAAATAAAATACATGAACGGCAAATAAAACTGATGAATGGTAATTGCTAAAAACATTAGCAACAATTACTAAAAAACTTAGTTAGTCTTTAAAGATAGTGTACATTTTTGTGGTAACAATCCTACCAAAATACACTTTATAAATATTAATGCCCATGTCATCACATTCTTTTTTAAGGGCATTCTTAATGGCAGTCAGGGTACTTTTCTTCTTTATTTCATCCCATGTACAATCTGTAAGGTAATCTGCAATAACCCCCCTTGCAATGTCATGTATGTTACCTGCTGCTTCATTAACATCAACAAGGTATTTCTTAGGGTCTATAATATCAAACTTAATAATAGGTTCAACTGAAACCTGTTTATTATCTAATGTGGTAATATCCACAGGGCTTATATGAAAAGTATCTATTGTTGTAATAACAAAATGAACTTCATCTATTAATGGAATTTTAAAATTAATCCCTTCTTTTAAATTCTTTCTGTATGTGCCTAATCTAAGTAGCACCCCACCTTCATAACATCTTAGAACTAATACAGGGCTTAGGTAATCACGCCAAATTTCAGCTATCCATTCAAAAATTCTAATTAGACCTTCTGACATGATTATTAAATTGATTAGTTAAGTATTGAAGTTCATAGGCATATATTTCTTCTGTATCATCTGTCAATGATATACCTGCCCATTGCATCTTGCTTATAGTTGCATGAAATAGTTCATGACTTATAACCCCTTTATCTTCTAAATTAGGCAGCCAAATAATAATTGGCTTACCATCCTGTGTTGGAAATGTAACCCCCCTGCAATCAAAATCTGACCCCTTTGCAGTAGTATCTAAATTAGCCCTTACATATGCTGCTGCTTTTGCAGTATCTTCTGTAACCAATATGGTAACACTTAAATCAACAGAAGTGCCTTGAATTTCAAACTTATCCTGTTTTGTGTATGGATATGCCAAAATTGAAATAACTGCCAAAAATAAGGTTATAATGGCTATTTTCATTATACTGCTTTTAACAATAGTTCATCAGGTCTTTCAATTTCAGATACCTGCAATCTTTGACCACCCCTAATAGATGCCAACATTCTTGATATTTGTGTTTCAACTGCATAGTATTCCTGCAATCTTTTCACTAACCATGATTCCTGTTCTACTGCTGACCACTTGTTAAACCCTTTTGGCATCTTCATCTTTTTTAAGTTTTATAATCTTTTTTAAATAAATTGCTAAGTCTAATGCTTCTTCATAAGCATGTTGCATCCATTCTAATTCAGTCAGGTCAGTCCTGTCCATTGTAGTGCCATATTCTATTCTACCCTTTTCTTCTCTAAACAATAAATCATCAATAATTGAATACAAAAGTTTGCTCATCACTTATCAGTTTTAGAATGATATTTATGACAGGTCTTGCATTTATATTGAATCCTTGTCAATCCTGTAGCAGTTACTACCTTATTATTTCTTGTTAAATCATCTGACCCACATTCAGGACATGTACCCCTGTCACCACCAAATATTACACCATAATGTGTTTTAGACTTTATGTGCCCACTTAATGCCTTATAAACTTTTTCAAGTAGTACCACATCTTTTTGGCAATACTTAATCATCTTACCCATTGCTACCTTATCCTTATGCAATAGAATGTCTTTCCATAAACTATATTCAGTTTTAATCTTTGTACCTATGCCTAAGAAATCTGCTATATAGTTCAGCCTATTTGAATTAAACCTAAACTTCTGCCTTGCAATCTTTAATGTGTCAATGGTTACATAATCAGGGAACATTTCTATTCCATGAAATAAACACCTTGTACGAATCCATGCCAAATCAAACTTGTCACCATTGTGCCCTACCAATTCATTAGCTACATTAGCTACTTCAATGAACTGCTGCAGCATCCTTTTATCATTCTGCTTACTATCCCATGTCAGGTAGTAAACTTCTTTTTCATCTTCCCATTTATAACATATACAGATTATAGCCCTTTCTTGTATAATGTTTGAAACATCAATATTTTTTTTGTATCCTGCTTCCCAAAATAAGCCAATGTTAGGGCTTGTTTCAATGTCAAAGAATAATCTTCTTCTTTTGGTTTTTAGCATATTTTTTATATTAAGACAAACCCATTTTTATCAACTTTATCATTTTTATGAAGTTCAGCTAATTCATTAATGGTCTTACCAAAAGTCTTTTGGAAATGTGGTGCATCATTAAATTTCCAATCACCACCCCATTCAAACCCATATCTTTTAAAGATGGTTACTATTTCCATCCAATCTGCTTTGCCATCACCATCAAAGTCTGTCTTAATATCCCATGATGCACTTTCATATGTGCCATTCTTATCTTTATCAACCAACAATACTATGTCAATAGCTAATCCATAATTATGATATGACTGCCCACCTTTAGCATTAGTAACTTTAAGACCCCCCTTAGTTCTGCCCTGTGCATATAATGCATCCTGTTCAGCAAAGGTTCTTAGGGTATATGCAAAACGGCAAATAGCTGACCCTGTTAAGGCAGCTACTATTTCATCATACATCTTAACTACTTCATCACGAAGTTTTGGGTGCAATAGATTAATTCTGTCTAAAGTTACTTGGTCTTTCATATTAGTCTTTTTTCCATATTTTTTCAGCAGCAGTTAACCCTAAACAAGCTGCACCTAATGTTGCTACTGAATAAACTAATGCTTCTGTAGGTGTGCCTAATAGCTTAATACATAATGATAAAGTACAGAAAAAGCCACAAAGCCTTTTCATTGATAACCTACCATTTTCTTCTGTAAAGAATTGTTTCATAGCTTTTTATAATATCCTATTGAATAACCTAATGTACCATACTTAGCCATAAATAAACCTGATGGCATTTTGAATCCTATTCCTATATTGGGTTCTAATCTGCCATTATAACTTGTCAAATCACCCCCAACATATATAGCATTCTTAGGCTGAATTATCTTGGTATTGTTGATTGTTATTGTCTTTTCGGCAATAGATGCATTAAATTTCCTGCCTATTATTCTGTTCTGACTAATAGTATCATTAATAATAAAACGGCTTGAATCCATATTTATTGTGTCATTATACGCATATATACGGCTATAATCAGATATAATCTGAATAGTATCATGCACAGGGATATGTACAGGATATGGTACAGAATCAATGATAGTAAATTGTATATCTTTTCCCTTCTTATACTTTACTATTTCCTGCTTACTATAGATAGTATCAACCTTAGTAATGGTTATAGTATTACCAATATAGGTGCTTTTGCTAAACAAAAAAAGTAGTAACAAAAATATTACTACTCCAATAAAAATGTTCTTATACATTACTTAAATTTTTTTGCTGCTTTGTAGTAATATCTTATAGCAAATAAACCTGATGCAATAGCAACCAAACTTGCTAATAATGTAACAATAGGTTGAATGCTTGTGATGCTTACAACTGCACCTAATCCACTTACTATTGTTAATGTGTCTGCTTGATTGCTTTGTGCCATTTTATTTATCTATAAGTTTTAATAATACAGGGTAATTTTCTTCTGTTTCAATGTCAGCAAGGGTTTCAATGGTAATATTACCTGACCATAGGTTTGCAACATCAATTTCTTTTTCAGCAGTAATTAAGTCTTTATGCTCTTTTTCTGCATCTTCAATCTTATCTTCAGGAATATCTTTATCTTCACCTTCACCTATTGCATACTTTTCAAATATTTCTTTCTTAGCATCATCATATAATTTAATTTCATCAGCTACAACTTTGTTAAGTCTTTGCAAATAAAGTTTCAATTTCATGGATGTCTTTTGGGCTAAAATGCCTTTAGTAATCTGAATTTGTTTGCCTTCGCTTGTTTTAACTGCTAAGCCATTTAATTCATAATTAAGGTCAACGACCTGCTGAAGTGTTAGTTTCATAATATTATATATATTTTATACACAAATATAACAATTTTTTACATTTTTATATTATTATTATTCAATAACAGGCTTAATATAATCACCAATAATTACTAAATTTAATTTAGAAGCTACAAAATCCCATGCTACATCATCTGTATTCCATAAAGCATATTCATCATTATCCATGTAAATTGTGCCTGAAGTTACTTGTTGACCTATATTGCCATCATCTTTTAAATCATGCAATGAATAATTAAATGTAGCATTTGCATTTAAGTTAACAATTGATGCATAAGCATTTAATACTTCTGCTTTCTTTTCTTGTCCATTATCCCAAATTAAAATGGGTTCTATTTTTTTCATTTTTATATATTTTAAGGGTAAAAATCTTGCATTACTGAATCTGCACTATTAAATCTTATAGGCATTACATATGTTATATTGCTATTTAATATTATATAAGCCATTAATAATAAGGCTATTAATGTTATAATACTTTTTGTTTGTTTTAAATTTATTATATTATACATCATATCTTATTCTTGTTGATTCATATATTGCATTTACACCTGTAGTACCAATATCTCCATTATAAATAGCAGTATAACCTAAAACACCATCAAGCCAATTATTATATCTTAATCCTGCAAAAGCACCCCAACTTGCATCTGAAGTTGTTGAATTTGTATCAGATATTGATTGATAATATCTTGTACCATCAATAAAAAGTTCAACCCAATTTAATGACCCTGTATATCTTGCTGCTGCCATATACCATTTATTAGTTGAAAATGCAGGTAACCCATTACTCCAACTAATTGTATTAAATGCACCACTACCACTTGTACCATTCCATCTGCTATGTGTTATATTATAAGTATAAGGGCTACCTGCATTACTTATATATAAACCCCAACCTATTGGTGTGCTACCTGACCTACCTTCAGCAGCAATAAGACCCGGATAGTTTGATGGGAATGAATTTACTTTGAACCATATTACTGCAGTATATGGTGAATTGCCTGTAAATTTAGCATAGTTATCAAGTTTAATAGAATATTGTGATGAAGCATTAATTGCAATATTTGCAGGGAATGTTGAACTATATCCTGTTATATTAGTTGCAGTACCATTACCTGTACCTGTTACAAAAGTGCCTGTTCTTGAAGTAAAAGCACAATCTGCTATAACACTTGTACTTGTAGGGTATAGATTATTTAAACCAAAATCATGTATAATACCTGCACTAAAATTATAATTATATCCATAACCTACCCAACCACGAAAACTACTAATTTCATAAGGTGTACCAAACCATTGTGGGTCATAGTAACCACCTACTGCAGTTACTAATGTACATTCTCTTAAAGATACATTTGTTGGTTTCATTTTAACATATATGTTACCAATATCACCTAAACTTACTTGTCCACTTACAGGTACACCCATTATATTATTTGTTTTTTAAGTTCATCAATTTGTACTTGTTGCTCTTTAATACCTTCAATTAATAAAGAAATTAATTTTTCATACTTAACTGCTTTC